GCACACTCACGGGCAGTGTCAAGAAAGATCGTTCTGTCGCTCGCTAATTTAGCATAACGAGATGCGGCAGATTGATTTTCCATTACTTAGGAATGTTGAGACCAGTAGCAGCAGTGCCGCCGCTGGAAGGAGTGGAAGGGGTAACAGACAGCTGAGGCATCCGCAGGCGGGCCGTACCACTGGCTGCTTGACGAGCGGCCGAACGGGTGGAGGCGGCGCTACGAATGGTAGCAACACGCTCACCAGCAGAGCTAGGAGTCAGGGAAACAGGCGGCGGAGGAGCCGGAGCCGGGGGCTCAGGAGCTGGAGGAACAGGAGGAAGGGGAGGCGGCGGCGGGGCCGCTGGAGGCGACGCTAGGCACATGATTAAATCTTTCCTTTGAGGTAGCGAATAACAGCGACGGCCCCTGCTTGAAAGGCCATCTGTCTTTCCGAAATGTTGTATTCCGGATAGGCATCTGGATACATCTTATCGAGTTCTTCAATAAGCTTTACCAGATCTACCTTTCCCCCTATCACTCTGGATAGAGGGAGTTCTTCGGTTTCAAGGTAGTCATTAGCCATATTGAGGCAGGTCAGTGTTGGCGGCCTCAAAGAACGCAGGCATCCGAGCACGCTGGGTGTCGGACAGACCAGGAGCCTTACCGCGTTCGTAGAGGGAATCGGATTGCTTCAGCCAGAAGTCCTTGTCCAGATACTTGTTCTCAGACGAGGACAGGCCATCCACTACCCATCCAACAGTCGCTCTGCGTAGTCGATTGAGGCTTGGTGTGGACTTGAGGCCCAGCTCGGAGCAGACCATCGAGTGGACCGCAACGTGGGTTTGTTCGTCCCTTGAGATGTCGGCTGCGGTGGTACGGATGCCGATGTCTCCGTTGAATCGGAAGAAGGGAAGGATGACGAAGAAGACACTGCGTTCAAGGATCGCTGCCTTTAGTATAGGATGTTCTGGGGCATCAAGCCAGGCCTTAAGGATATGTTTGGCTTCGGCTTCAGCCTTGTTGTCTGTACCGTGAGCAGCCACCACATAGTTGAGAGCTTGGTCGTGGCGCTCTTCATCCAGTTGATTGCTCTTAAGGGCCTCCACAACACCGGCAGTCGCTGGCAGTTCCTTTTCCAGACCTTGTTGAAGGAACTCGCGGACCGGCAGTTCCAGGTGGCGGAGTCCAAGGGCACGACGAATCGATTCCTCAGACCCCTCAACGAGCTTACCAGCTTGAACAGCTACTGGGGTCCACTTACGTTTACGGGCAATGACTTGGGCATAGGGGGACAGGGTATTCATTCTCCGCAGGGGATACAGGGCTCATCAATTGGTTTAACTTTGGGACAACCACAATCAGGATCCACTTCATCTTCCTCAAAGGAGAAGAGTTCCTTGTAGTCATCATCCAGGGCAGCCAGGGCATCATCCTTGGCTTGGGTATCAGGCATGACCTGAAGGGCGTAATAAAGAGAAGTCTGTGGTGAGGTGAGCCACTCGCTTAGGAACTGCTCGTCGTAAGTAACGACATCGCTCCAACTGTTGAACGAGTATCCGTGGAACAGAAACGTATTGCGATAAAGACGAACAATACCATCCGCCACACGTTTGTAGTCGTCCCAGCCTACTTCCGAAGCAATCTCACAATCCGGCGGGTAATCATACGACTGAACCCCAAACGTCCCTGAGTCACGATCAATGTGACGGCTAATAGGAGGAGCCAACTCTGGAGTGGTAGTATAGCCCCGAAGATCGATATTGCTGTAACTACAAGAAGCGGTAGGGGCAATAGCAAACGCCCGATCCATTTTAGCTTGGCGGGCCAGTTGAGCTGCTGTGTCAATTGCTGTTGCAAGCTCATTGACAAGGACTTCGGCTTTAGAACCGGTGAGGCGACGTGTGAAGTAAGCATCTAGGGCTTTACCAAACTCTTTGTAGGTTACCTTATGATAGGCCAAGAAGTTTGCCAGCCCCAGAATACCCAGGCCAACTTGACGGTCTACTTCAGGGGCAAGGTATTCCCCAGTTTCTCCAACACCAGTCTGTCCATGAAGAGTGATCAGTGAACTCATGCCTTCCACAAATGCTGGCACTAGGTCATCGACCGTACAAGCACCGAGATTGACGTGCTGAAGAAGACAAGTGCCACGACTAGGAAGATAAACTTCAAGGCAGACATTTCCATAAATACGCTTTCCGTTACTGTCAAAGCGGATCTGGTTCAGCCAGATGTCGCCCTTCTTAATTCCATCAAGGGTGGCAGCTACCAGTTCTGGGGAAGCAACGTCAAGAAAGTTCTTATCAACATTGAGGCACCGCTTTACCCAAGCCAGATCCGAACGACTGGCACGGATGAAATCAATAGCATCGGGATGAGTATAGTCAAGATGACAAACAACAGCGCCGTTTTTGTAGACTCCACCACGCCTGAGGGTTTCATTAAGAGCAGAGTAGATGCGAGCAAAAGAAACAGGGCCAGACGCAGTAAGACCACGACCATTCTCAGCCCCGAGAGGACGGAGTTTAGAAAGGTGAACAGCAACTCCAGCACCGTTACGGAGGGCATGGGAAACAAAGCGCCAGGAGGCTTCAATGCCTTCCGGTCCTTCCATGCTGTCCTCAACGACAAACACGGTACAACTGACGGGAAGGCGTGATTCCGGATTGTCGATCCATGATTGAACGCGACCGGTCCGGGCGATAGTGTTGGGGAGGTCTCCCAGGTCAGCATAGCTGGTCATACGAGGTCGTCAAGAATAGGGGGTTGATAGTTGGGGCCCTTCATCACTTTACCATCTGCTCGACGGAGGGGCTTTCCATCGACCAGTTTGCTCATGTTTGATTCGAACACTCGTCGCATTGCGGTGTCCAGGTCCCAGCCACGAGCAGCTGCGTATTGGTAGCAGACGAACACGAGGTCTGCCAGCTCTTTTAATTGATCAACCTTTGAGCCACTTAACTCGTCTTCATACTCAACCCGAAGCTCATTGTATTCTTCGATGATGAGTCCAAATTGAAGTTCGTGGACATTCTCATCCGGTGTGTTGAGCGGCTGATCCATCGCCTCGCGGAAGGTGATGGCCTGCTGGAGCAGCGACGGACTAATCATCGATTGCGACCCTCAGAGACTTGAGCAATCTTCTTTTCGATGTAGGCCTTGGCCTTCAGCAGATCATCCAGTTCGGACTCGTAATCCTTGAGCCCAGCTCGACACACATACTTGACAACGTTGCCAGTAAGGAAGTCAAGGTTCTGGTCACTGATGAAGTCCCAGACTTGAATCTTGCCACGTTGATAGTGGGCAGGGCTGTACTTACTCACGTCCTTCGAAGAACTCTTTGTAGGCGGGGTTGGTTCGGATTTTCCAGAGGCTGTAGGCGTTCCAGAGTCTGCCCACGGGTCCTCGGTGGATGAGGGCTTGTCGGTCGAGCCACAATCGGATTCCAAGAACTCGCTTATGGAATTGTAGAGCGATTCTGGTGCGGATAGTTTGTAGCGATAGGTCCACATAATGGAAAAGGTTTCGATCCAATAAGTAGAGAACAACTAAAGCCAGACTAATTTCTAGTCCAACTGTAAGGCGGGTGGTTTCCATAGGATGGGTTCCTTCGTGGTTGAGTTGTATTCGCCCGGACGAAGGATCCGTGCCAAGCGAGCGTTGAGTAGGGCATCTTCCTCAGCAAGACCTGCCTTTTCGTAGGCAGCTACGATAGCTTCCCACGGATCGGTGGCCTTGTCAAGGATTTTCTTAGCCCCTACGGAGCCAACGCCCGGAACGCCCTTGTAGCCATCAACGGGGTCGCCTGTTAAGCATTGGGTCCAGAACCAGTGATCTGCCTCTTCTGGAGTGACGTTGACCTCCTCCTCTCCATTGAAGAGTCGGCAGGCAATCTGTTTCATGTCTTTGTCCGGGCTGACCAAAATAAAGTCAGAAGGATCAAGGTGACACTCCAGACCAAGAGCATCGTCGGCTTCCAGATTAGGGTAACGAACAGTTTTGTAATGCTTAGCACACCATTCCAGCAGACGTTTGTAGCCGACTGGTTTGCGCTTGGTTCTTTTACCCTTGTAGTCCGCAGAGATGGTCTTACGGAAGTTCTTGGTATCGGAGAAGTAGAGGGTGATGTGATCGCTATCAAATCTTTTTCTGAGATTGTTTAGCTCACCCTCAAAGATCTCCAACACTACCTGAAAG